CCGTAACCCAGCCTCCAGACATAGGACTTACGCTGACCAGTCTTGCACAAAGCCAACTAGCAGGACTTGTTCAGTCTAATACTCAGGGTGCAATTACGCAGCTTGAAGCGATAGCTCAGTCCGTCGCAGATCAGTGTCAATTAGATTTAGTGTTTCTTGCCACTCCAAAGCAAGTTGCTAATTATCGTTTTACGGGCGGCGTGACGAAACAAATACAGGCACTGCAGGATATCGGCGGCGTACGAGCCTGGGAAGATAACGGTTTGCTCTATGTGATAGATCAGGACGCCTTTCGGGAAAGTAATGGCTTCGTTCTGAGCATGGCCACTGGTATGGTCGGCGTTCCAGTTTCTAACCAACAAGGCTGTACAGCTAAGATGCTTGTCAGTCCACTCGTTAACTTAGGAGATAAGATAACTGTGAACAGTGTTCTTAATCCTTCTGTCAACGGTCTTCCATTTCGGGTCAGTCAAATTGGTTTTGATATTACGAACCGAGATACGCCATTCTATTATGATCTCGTCTTGTCAAACAACCTTGCCATATTGGGTGCAACGTGACGGAACAATTTGCTTCCCCATCAGTTGACCCAGCCAGCATTGGCGACTTGTTTGGAACCGTGAGACTTGTTCTTACGAAGTTTCTTCAGGGCGTCGACGATATGTTGCCCGCGAAGGTCATTGCCTACGATCGTGCAACAAACCTCGCCTGTGTTCAACCACTGATCACAATGATTACGACGACTAATATTGTTGTACAGCGTGACCAGTTGGCCTCCATACCTGTGTTTCAATACGGCGCGGGCGGGTTCGTTCTCAGCTTTCCCGTCAATACGGGCGACCTAGGATGGATCAAAGCGAATGATAGAGATATATCTAACTTCCTGAAGTTCTTCGCTCAATCCCAGCCGAATACAGTTCGTAAACATAACTTCTCGGACGCAGTATTCATACCGGATAATATGCTGCGCGGCGTCACGATAGCTTCGGAGGATAACGCGAATGTTGTTCTGCAAAATTTGGCAGGAACGGTTAAAGTTGCACTGTGGTCCAACAAAGTCAAAGTGGTTGCCACGACAGTCGATGTCGAGTGTACGACCGCCACTGTTAACGCGACCGGAACCGCCACGATAACTTCTCCAATAATAACTTTGAATGCAAGCAATCATATCACGATGAACAGCCCGCTCGTAACCATGAACGGAGTACTCACGCAGACGGGCGGCGGTACGGCGACCTTCAGCGGCAATATTACAACGACGGGCGAAGTAACCGCGATGTCTACGATACCTCTTTCTGCTCACCTTCATACGGGCGTTCAATCAGGAGGAAGTAACACAGGAGGTCCGATACCATGACCATAACTTTTGGTACAAACGAAAACAACGACCTCTATCTCGATGCTGCTGGGAACTTGGTTGTGTTAACTGCTCTTGATGCCGTCATAGCTGCATGTAAGACTGCTTCGCAAGCCCAGCTGGGGGAGATGGTTCTGGAAACAGGACAGGGGATTCCGAACTTTCAATCGGTGTGGGTCGGCTCGCCGAACTATAATCTTTGGGTTTCTTATCTTAATAATACTCTGGGAAATGTTTCGGGAGTGATCGCCGTGACTTCTATCCAGCTGCAGCAAAACGGGGACACTCTGCAGTACGTCGCCACGATTGAGAGCCAATATGGTCAGGCAGAAATTAACAGCACCATCATAGTGAGTTGAGGAGTAAATGGCCAATCTATATCAATACATAGATAGTACCGGACTTATTGTACCTGACACAGCGACCATCCTCGCGGGTGTCTACGCAGAGTATCAGGCGGCGTTTGGATCAGATATTGTCCTCACGCCCGATACTCCACAAGGCGTCTTGGCGACCGCAGAGGCTTTGGCAAGAACTCAAGTTGTTCAGAACAACGCGGCTATCACGAATATGATCAATCCTGACGTAGCGGCGGGGGTCTTCCTCGACGCACTTTTAGCTCTTACTGGGATGCAGCGCACACCTGCGACCCAGACCCTCGTCACAGGTGTAACCTTGTCGGGCGTCGCGGGAACGGTCATTCCTGCTGGAACGCTTGCCGCTACAGCGGCGGGGGATCAATTCGCGTCCTTATCAACGGTTACGATAGGCGGCGGTGGCACTATCACGGTGAACTTCGCGTCCGTAGCTTATGGACCGATTCCCTGTGACATCAACGCCCTGAACGTCGTAGTCACGAACGTTTTGGGATGGGAGACGGTCAATAATACCGTGGCCGGCATCGTCGGCGCGTCTACGCAGTCCGATATCGGTGCGCGCTCCCTCCGCAATAATACCCTCGCCTTCAATGGTGTGTCCCTTGCCGAAAGTATAACCTCTGCGCTTTATAATGTTCCTGGTGTCACAAGCTTATTCTTCCAAGAAAACGTCGCGGCTACGACCCAAACGATCAATGGAATATCTATGGTCGCTCACTCTGTTTATGCTTGTGTGAACGGAGGCTCCGACCTGAACGTCGCTGCTGCATTACTCGAGAACAAGAGTTCAGGCGCGGGTTGGAACGGCGGGACATCTGTCAGTGTTATAGAACCCGCTTCCGGCCAGACCTATACGGTTAAATTCGACCGTCCAACACCCGTGGAGATAACGGTTCAGATAACCTCCCCCAACGCTGCCCTTGCAGACCTACAGACCGCTGTCCTCTCTTACGCGGCGGGGCAGGTTGCGGGCTACGTTGGCTGGACGGTTGGCGCTCCTGTTAACCCGTTCGAGATTGCGGGAGCTATCCTATTACAGTTCCCCTATATGACGATCAATTCCGTCTTCGTCGCGCTGGCGCCGACGGTGCCGACGTCCTCTGCAATTATCGCTATGAATGTAAATCAAATAGCATTTAGTGTTGCTTCCGACATTACTCTGGTGACCTGATGACCGTTCCTATTGTAGATAATGAAACGATACAGACGTTTGATTACACAGTCCCACTTGACGAAGCTTTGTTGTGGCAGTATAACAACGCTGCGTCGCTTCAGTCTTTAATCGCCAGTAAGCAAGCTTGGTATGATACTTACCAGGAGCAGTTCTGGGAAGACTGGTTCACGAATGTTTTCGCCTTAGATACCGCTGATGACTTCGGCCTATCCGTCTGGGCTATTATTCTTGGCCAGCCTATTGTCTTCAATAACCAACCTATTATGGGACAAGTTCCTTGGGGCTTCGGAACGTCGAACGAAAACTTCAACAATGGAAACTTCTTCGCTGGGACAGGAACTTATACACTACCAACTGAAGTGGCGCGTACATTGTTGCAGCTCCGTGCCTTCCAATTGGTAAGTTCCGGCACGGTTCCGGAAACGAATAGGATGCTCGCCTATGTCTTCGGAGATATGGGATCCGCGTGGCTGGTAGATAACTACGACATGACCCAAACATACATGTTCGACTTCGCACTTTCTGCTGACTTGCAGCGGTGCTTTAATAATATTGATATTCTTCCCCGCCCTGCTGGGGTGTCTTCTACTTATGAGGTGATCTAATGGCTGAAAAATACTTCGTATATCCGTTCGGACAAGCAGGAACTCTCACGGCTATTCCTGATCCGACGCAAGTTAGTGGATCTGTGAGCTATCAATCAGGCTTTCCTATTCTTTATCAGACTGCCCTTGGCTCCGGTGGGTATCCTATCCCACGCGACCAATTCAATCAGCTGATGAACGACATCACTGGTGCTCTTCAACAAATTCAGCAGACAGGGTTCCCGAGCTGGATCTCTTCTTCGGCAAACGACGGCTCGCCGTATGCATATTCTATCGGCAACCAAGTTTGGTCTGCCGGTGTTTCGTATGTTTCACTGGCGAACGCCAACATAGACATGCCGCCTTCCTCGAAGTGGCTCGCTATTTCTTATGGATCTACCCCCGCAGTGTCGTTCTCTACGGGCGACGTCGTAGCGACCTTTAATAACGTCGCACCAACAGGCTGGCTGATGATGTACGGTCAGACTATTGGTAACGCTTCTTCCAACGCTACTTTTGCAGATCCTACAGCACAACCTTTGTTCAATGTCCTCTGGGCGTCTACAACTAACGCTGCGCTGCCGATGTACACTAGCGGCGGCTCTCCTATAGCACGGGGCGTCTCAGCTGCTGCGGACTGGGCTGCGAATAATCAGCTGACAATACCGGACGGTCGTGGCAACGTTCTCGCAGGACAAGATAATATGGGTGGCGTCGCTGCTGGAAGACTTTCCGCAAACACGGCGCAAGGCATCGATGGTACGATCTTGGCGAACATGGGCGGGGAACAGTCTCATACGTTGTCAACGTCCGAGCTGGCGTCCCACACGCACACTTCTGGAAGTCTCGCAACGAATACGGCGGGCGCCCACTCACACAATGAATCGGCGGGTGATCTCGGACAGAGTGGCGCGGGGGCTTCAACGCTTATCTATAGCGGCCCGGGCAGCTCGCACGGCGGGACGGGCGGCGGAACTATTCTACAGTTTGCGACCGATACCCAAGGATTGCACTCCCATTCTGTAACGGGAAGCCTCGGCAACGCGGGCAGCGGTTCTACTCATAATAATGTTCAACCAACTTTGATCTGTTTGTACAGAATTAAATTATAGGAGGGTACGGTGGACGAACAAAAGCTTTACACGACCCTTGGTGTTCTGGAAGAGCGTTTGAAGAATGTGCAGGAGAACACGAAAGACATCCCTGCTTTGGCGACCCGCCTTTCTATCGCTGAGGACAGACTTCAAACGATAAGCCCGAAGGTTGACCGCCATCAGAAAGTAATGAACATCGGCATTGGGGTCATGGGCGTCTTCTCCGTTGTATGGGGAAGTATTCTGGCTTGGATCGAAGGCGGACATAAATGAGCGTTAATCAGGCAACTCTTAATCTCATTGAAACTTTTGAAGGGCTGCGCCTCGAAGCATATCAAGATAGTGTTGGCATCTGGACCATAGGATATGGACATGCTTCTTTCGTCCAAGAAGGTGACACTTGTACTAAGGAACAGGCTGAAGAATATTTGAAAGTAGATTTACAACATGCCGAAGAAGCAGTTCAAGGAGCTATGACGGTTGATCTCACAGATAATCAATATGGCGCTCTGGTCTCATTTTGCTATAACGTCGGGCCAGGGGTGCCTGGTCGTAAAGATGGTTTGGTACATCTAGCTTCTGGTGGACAATCTCATCTTCTTATCTATTGCAATCAGAACGAATTTGATCTCGCGGCTGAAGAATTTCCGAAGTGGGCGCGGGCGGGAGGTCAGATTATACAAGGACTCATGAACCGCAGACTAGCCGAACAAGCCCTTTTTCAACAATAGGAGAATATAATGACCGAATCTTCCCTTGAAGCAAAGATACAACTTATCGCCGATCACATTGGCGCCGACGTTAAGGAGCTGCTCGCCGACGCACATGCAGCCCTTGATGATCAATTAAAACATCTTGAAGGAGTGTTCAAGAAAGAAGCTCCCAAGGTTGAAGTCGCTGCGGAAGCTGAGGCTGCTAAGGACGCCGACGCACTGGCCGCTGACGCTGGCAAAGACTTGACCAAAATCGCGGCTGAAGACGCCCCAAAGCCCACTGCTTAAATGCTCTCGAAGCGGGAACTGGCTTTCTTGATAATCTGGGGAATGATATTCTTTCCCCTACTATTGATATGGCTCCATCTATATCGTGCCCTTGATGCCCAGACTATCAGCTATCTCCTCGTCTACATGGCAGGATTAAAGGTTGTATACGTGGGCGCCAAAGGCTTTGATAGCTGGAACAGCTCAGACCCGCCAACGACAAACATTCAAATAGATAATGGAGGACACTGATGGGCTTCCTTAGACAATATGGTATCATCCTTACTATTGTTCTCACCCTGGCTCTTGTAGGAGGAATTTGGCATGTTAGAGGAAAGTACGATAATTCGACAGTCATTTCGGATACTGCAAAAGTCGTCGAACCTATTGAACAAAAAGAAAGCCTTATCATTCCTCTTGCTCCTGACGTTCTCCTTAACCGCCTGCAGCACCATAAGTTTTGAAGATACAAAGGCAACCGCCAAAATTATACGTCATATATGCCCGCCCGTCATTGCTCTTAGTAAGAAGCAACAAGATGACCTGGAGACGACGCTGGCTTTTTGCACGTCTCCGGCTCCAAATAAAGATCCTATTGTTAAAGATCTATGTCAGAAATATATTTTCGCGCTCTCCCAATGGGAAGTAATGCGCGCTCAGAGCCGGATATGTTTTAATCAAAAATAGGAGAAGAAGTGTCCGACACTTTATTCCCCGATCAGTTTAACTTCGACGGTGATGAGACGGAACTGGCTCATTGTCGTTCTTGCTGGGAGCCTATGTATTGTATTTACGGTTCATATCTTAGAGATTTTTGCTATGCTTGCGGTTGTGCTTCAGGTATCCCGGAAGATAGCCGCGTCTTCCCTTTTGATCTTTTCGTCGTATGAAGAAAGGAACTAAATGAAGATATTATGGTACGTCCTGAGACTGACGGTACTGATGACTGTATTTTTCTATTGCGCTCTGGCCTATCCTAAAGAGCCAGCATTTAACTGCGCCAAATCTAAAGACCTTATGGCCGAGATCTTGCAAAAGGGCTATCATCCCTTCCTCATAGGAACAGCGAACGAAAGCTATTCAATCCAAATTTATGCAGATGACAAGAGCAACTTCATGGTGCTCGGCATTGATAATAAGCTCCCCATGAGCGCCTGTATTCTCATCACTGGCGTCGAGCTTAGATCATTCAATGTGGTGAATATGTAATGAAACAGCCAAAGCCTCGGATGGCTATTCTCGATATTGAAACGAGTCACGATATTCTTGCGTCCTTTGGACTGAAAGAACAATATCATAGCCCAGAAAATATTCTTGCTGACTGGTATATTATTTGTGCAAGATGGAAGTGGCACGGCGGTTCGAAGATATATGGGTCGTGTGTATTAGACGATATGAAGCGATTTAAAAAAGACTGCGCTGATGATTATGTTGTCGTCAAAGATATGTACGATCTTTTCTCTGATGTAGATGTTGTAATCGGCCATAACGTGAAGACGTTTGATTGGCGAAAATTCTATGCGCGGCTTATGTATTATCGGATGAAGCCTCTTCCCGCACCGATCTTTATTGACACCCTTAAAGAGTCGCGTAAACTTATAGCTCCTTCTTCGCACAGTCTTAAACATCTTTCAAGATATTACAATCTCACTCCTAAGATGGAACCATCAAGAGGCATGGGGCTGAAAATTTTAAAGGGAGATATAGCGGCAACAAAAGAATGTTACAAATATTGTGGTGGTGATATTACGACGACAGAAGAGTTCTTCGATCTTATCGCACCCCATTTAATCAACTCACCATTAAATCACAATCTTTGGCGTGCAGACGGTATTGATTGCTGCGTCAATTGTGGTGGAGAACATCTGACAGCTTCCACCGGAGCACGCACTACTCGCACGGGACGATATAGGCGTTGGCAGTGTCAAGATTGTGGTAAGTATATGCAGGCGAAGAAAGCTTTTAAGACGACCAATTTGAGGTGAGATATGCAGCTGATATTTTTACTTCTTACCTCGATGAAGAAGCCTGTATTGATAAACGCTCTCAGCATCCGGGATATTGTTCCAATGAAGAAGGGAAAAGGCTCGTTCATAATGTACGACGATGATAGCTCTCAGGCGGTAGATGAAGACGTCCTAACCATTGCGGCAGCTTTGAATGATCTTGGTATCCTCAGGCAACCCGCCAATAGATAGCCCTTTACTTTTCCAAGATGGCAAATTATATTTACTATGCTGTCGATGTCCGGCAGTATTAACCATCAAAGGAGACGTAAATGAGTATTCCTAACTTCTTCGCTCGGATCGAGCACCTCTTTAGTAAAGATGCTTCCACGATTGACGCGCTGCTTCAACCTGAAATTGATTTCCTTAAAGCTTTGAAAGTCAAGTTCTCAGCAGCTAATTTTACCGAAGCCAATAAGGTAGCCCTTGCCGTCGTAGCGGCT